GTTGACGTAGTCGGGGACGGGACGACTGTTACGGTTGTTTTGGCCATGCAGATAGCAAGGGAAGCGGAGAAGATAGTCGAGTCAGGCGTTAACCCGATGGCATTAAGGCAGGGGCTTGAAAAGGGTTGTGAACTTTTGGTAAGCGAAATTACAAACCTGGCAAAAAAAGTATCAACGTTAAAAGAAAAAATAGAAGTGGCCACGATTGCGGCTGAGGATGAATTTTTAGGCAGGATAATTGCTGAAACCCTGCATAAGACAGGGCTTGACGGCGTGTTGACTGCGGAGAAGGCAACCGGAATGGAAACTTTTATTGAACATCAGGAAGGGATGCAGGTTGAAAGCGGCTATAAATCTCCATACTTCATCACCAACCCCCAGACAATGACTGCTACAGTTACCGAAGGCATGGTTATGGTGACTGATTATGTCTTAAACGATATTTATAATCTGATGCCTTTGCTTGAAGAATTGACTAAGACGACCCACAATCTAGTGATATTCTGCAATGACATGGAAGGTTCTGCTTTCGCCACTATCCTGCAAAACAAAATGGAAGGGAAGTTGAACGCATTGGTAGTAAAGATACCTTCGTTCCACCAAGTAGAGAATCTTCAGGATATTGCCACCATATTAGGTGCTAAGTTTGTTTCCAAGGACGCCGGCCATGAGTTAAAGAAGGTGACACCTGACTGGTTGGGAATGGCTGAGAAGATAACCTCAAGCAGGGAAGCGACCACTATCATTGGCGGTGCGGGAACAAAAAAGGCGATTAAGGAACGGATAGATTCAATTAAAAATCAAATTAAGGAGGAGGAAAGCGATTTTGAAAAGGAAAAACTAAGGGAAAGGATGGCTAAACTAACAGGTGGTGTTTATACGGTTAGGGTTGGTGGCCATACGGAGATTGAGATAGATGAAAAATTGGAACGAGCAAAAGATGCGGTGCTGGCGACCAAGGCCGCCATTCAGGAGGGGATAGTGCCTGGAGGCGAGATTATCTACTTGCCGATTACTAAGGTTTTGGACAAGCCTAAAGACGACAACGAGGAATACGCTTTCAGGATTTTAAAGAATGCTTTGGAAAAACCTTTTAACAAGTTGGTGACTAATGCCGGACTTGACGCCGGCAGGATTTTGGCAAGCCTTGAAAGAAAAGAATTTGGCTGGGGCATGGATGTGACTGATGGGAAACTTAAAAAACTATCTGAGGTGGGTATTATTGACCCTGCAAAGGTGGCAAAGGAAGCGATAAGGAATGCCGTTTCGGTAGCAGTACAGATTATAACGTCAAATGGGGTGGTGGCGGAGATAGTTGAGGAAGGGAAATGAAAAACACAGCAAAATTATACAAAGAATACAAAGAGTGGGTTAGAAAGCAAAACAGAAAAGGGGAAAAGATTTTCCAGGAATACTATAAAGAGTGGATACAAAGACAAGAGAAAGAGGGAAAAGAGTATAAGGTTAAGTTAAGAAAGTGGCAAAAAGAACGTAAATTTTATCTTAATCTTGGTAAAGAATGGGAAACTAAAGGATTTTTATATAAGATGGTTAACCCAAAACCTAAATTGTCTTGGAAATATGGTTGGAGAGGTCAACCGAGAGATTATTCTTGGCTTTGTTCTCTTCCAATGTATTTTCCAGTAGTTAGTGAAAGTTGGGAAGGATTTATGGATTGGCTAGTAAAATATAAATATAAGCTAAAGTGAAATGCCCAGTTGTAATTGCGGAAAAAATTATAAATCACGACAAAGCCTTGCTAATCATAGAAGATGGTGTGAAGGAAAGATGAGAAGAGATTCTTACATAGGAATAAATAAAGGAAAAGCCAATGGAATGTGGAAAGGTGACGCTGTAGGTTATTGTGCATTGCATGAATGGGTTAAAAATAGATTGAAAAAACCAGAATTGTGTGAGAAGTGTAATAAAAGAAAAGCTTATGATTTAGCTAATAAAAGTGGACAATATAAGCGGGATTTATCTGATTGGGAGTGGTTATGTCGCAGATGTCATATGGAGATAGATGGAAGGCTTAAAAAAAATCTATTTAGAAATAAAAAGATTAGAGTAAAAAAAATATGTCAGGTATGTGGTAATGAATATAAAGTAATTTTATCTCAGAAAGATAAATCTAGGTTTTGTTGTCGCAAATGTTTTGCCATTGAATTTAAAAAGAAAAAATATTGGGAACATTTGTTATATTATACGAAATGAAACTGTGTCCACAATGCCAAAAAAACCAAGCTCAAATCCATGAAACTTATGGAGTGCTTTTTTGCAAAAGTTGCCAGAAGAAAGAAGCATTGCCAAAGTTAGGGCCGGAGTTTGTTCCTGACAGGATAAAGCAGGACAGGAACGAAAACTACGCATCTACTATACAGGCTTATAGGGGAAACACGCTATCAAAGGAATATCTAAAATTTTATGGCACTAAGTTCATAAAGCCTAGTAAACAAGATATAAAGAATGCAAAATGGTGTTGGAAAGATACACCGAATTGGGAAAATAGGGATAAGACAAAATGAGTAAAGCACATCTAGGAAATGAGCATCCAAATTGGAAAGGTGGAAGGAAAATAACTACGCAAGGGTACATTGAAAAATATTGTCTATTTCATCCAAACAAAACTGTTAGAAATTGTATTTTAGAACATCGTTTAGTAATGGAAAAACATCTTGGTCGTTATCTTAGTCAGGATGAGAGAGTTCATCATATCAATGGACGTAGAACTGACAATAGAATTGAGAATTTAAGACTATTTACAGTTAGTGAACATCAAAGTTTTCACTCAAAAGGAAAAAATAATGTTAGGTATGGTAAGAAATGTACAAAGGAAACAATTGATAAAATAAAAAAAGGTATAGTTAAATATTTGAATACAGATATTGGTAAAGAAAATATAATTAGGATTACAAAATTAAGTAGAAAAAGAGCTAATATTATGTCAAGAGATGAAAAAGGAAGGTTTATTTCATTATGAACAAACTAATCCTAGAACTTATTTTTAAAATCTTAGACTCTGACCTGCCGACTGGAACTAAGACTGAGATAGTCAAGTGGTACACCCTTCCTAGAACAACAGGACTTAAAGGTTTGATCGAAATACCAGATGAGCCGGAGGAGGATTTAGGTACAGTCAAAAGGCCGACTGGCCATGACCTGAAAAGAAAAGACAATCCGAAGTTTGCCGAGACTGAGGATGCGATGAAAGAGACGTTTGATGCTAAGATGAAAGAAAACAATGGCTAGACCAAGTAAATATAAACCAGAATATTGTAAGGAAATAATCAAGTTTTTTGATAAAAAACCCTATGTAACGAAAGTAACTAAAATTAAAAGCAAAAAAGGAAATGTTTATAAATCATATAAATATATATCTTGTGATTTACCATTGCTTAGCTCTTTTGCTATAAAAATAGGAGTTAATAGGGATACATTAAACGCATGGGATAAAAAGTATAAAGAGTTTTCCGCCGCCTTAAAAAAAGCTAAGGATTGTCAAAGGAGGATTTTAATAACTAATGGGATTAAAGGATTATATAATACTGCTTTTGCAATCTTTACTGCCAAAAATATAATTGGTTGGCGTGATAGACAAGATATTACTAGCGGTGACGAAAAGCTTGAAGGGATAGTAGTTTACAAACCCAAGAAAAAAGAAATATGAGATGCAAGAAGTATGGAAACCCTTCCCTAGACAAGAATTTGCTTTAAGCATTCCTCCTAGTGTTTTTGAGATACTTTTCGGTGGTGCAAGAGGCCCAGGCAAAACAGAAGCGGGTATTGTTTGGCTCACCGGAGATGAACTTCCTAATGGAAAACTTTATATTACCCATCCACGCTACAGGGCATTGGTATTGAGAAAATATGATGATTTGGTTGACTGGATTGATAAAGCCGCTTATTTATATAAACGTTATGGAGCAGAAATTATAGGCAAGCCGGCAGTTATTCGTTGGCCTTCGGGAGCAAAATTCAGATTAGGACATTTAAAAGATAGAACTTCTTATGAGAAGTATTTAGGACATGGTTATCATAGAATACTTGTTGAGGAACTCACGCAAATTTCTCAAGAAATCCAATATATTAAAATTTTGGGTTCTTGCCGGAGTACGATTGATGAGTTGAGGCCGCAAATATTTAATACCGCTAATCCTGGTGGCAAAGGTCATGCTTGGGTTAAGAAGCGTTTTGTTGATCCTTCTCCTCCTAATATTCCTTTTATGGGAAGTGATGGAAGAAGAAGAATTTATGTTCCGGCGACAGTTGAAGATAATCCTGTATTGGTAACTAAAGATCCAGGTTATATTCAATATCTTGATGGTTTGAAAGAGACTGATTATGAATTGTGGAAAGCGTGGAGACTAGGAGATTGGGATACATTCGCTGGTCAATTTTTTAGGGAATTTAGGAAGGATTTGCACGTTCCTAAACGGCCATTTGAACCAGAAATAAATTTACCACGATTTGCGGGAATTGATTGGGGATATGAACCAGGTTTTTTTGTGTTTTTAGCCGCCGCTTTGCAAAAGGTTGAATATGATGAGGTTAAATTTAACCGGTTATGGGTTTTTTCAGAAATTGATGGTCAAAGGAAAGACCCTCAAGAATGGGCTGAAGAAATAAAGACAATGTGGGATTTGGAAAACTTTTCTTGGATTAGGGGTGATCCATCCATGTTTATAAAACAGGCGGATGGATCAAGGTCAATCGCCGACCAGTTTATCGAACAGGATATTTCTGTTATTCCTGCTAATAATGACCGCATAAATGGTTGGATGGCAGTTCGGAACTGGCTTTCTATCGCACCTGATGGTATTCCATATTTAATAATCAGTCCTTTTTGCCACAATCTTATTCGTACCTTGCCAGAATTAGTGCATGATGAAAATCATATTGAAGATTTAGATAATGAAGGAGCCGACCATTGGGCTGATGCGTTAAGATATATGGTTATTCATGTTAAATGGATTGATGCTCAACTTGGTCTTGCTAAACGCCCAGCAGCCAAGAAAAAAATACCCCAGCCTGCTCACCTAGTTGATTTGTCAAAATTCGCAAAAGCAAAAAAGTGATATATGATATACTGTTATTATGGGAAAACCCC